GCTGACCTTCCATTAATATCAAGACAACCAGTATTGTCAATTGTTAGTTTGTCACCGATTTTATATCCAACACCTCCGAATGAAATTGTAGTAGATATAATTTTTCCTGTTGTTAGTTCATTAACCATAATCAAACCACCAGCACCAACACCACCGCCAACTAAAGGAATAACATCACCTACAGAGTATAGTGTGCCAGGATTTGTAATTGTTGTATTAACCAAAATTCCACTAGTAACAAAAGTATGTGTTCCATCGGTAATATTTTCATTAGAATCAAAATCACCAATCACACCAGAAAGAAACATAGTAGAAGCAGTATACGAACCAATGTTTTCTTTAAGTATAGTTTCAACTACAGCACTTGCCCCAGTAGTTTCACCTGTGATTTTTTCCCCAACTAATTTAAATACATCATTATCACTACTAACATCAATGACTCTTATTACTTGGCTCTTTCCATACTTACCATCGGATGTCCGAAGCATATCTCGGCCAGGATAATAAAAAGAAATTTCTTCTTTGTATAATAAACGAAAAAGAAATTGGAAAGCTTTCTCACTACCTTTAGTCCTATAGAAATCTCTGAGATGTTTTAATACGAATGGTTTATTTGCATTTGCAAAAACTGCCTGAGGGATATCCTCACCAAACTGTTTCTTAAAATAGTTTAGAAACTCATCGGTAGTCTTATCAAGGTTAGCATAGTTATTGAGATTACCAATAATCTCATAAGGCTTTCCCTCTTGCTCCATGTACTCATAATAAGCTTCAAGAAATGCAACAAAGGTAGCATGATCCTCTTTGACAAACTGAGGTAACTGGCCATCTACTTTTACACTTATGCGTTCATCAAACTTAGGATGAATCGGTTGATTTGGATTTACTTTTTCCATATTAGATTATCGTTTCTGCTACCATGTTAATAGAAATAGCGGATGTGTCCGTAACATCATAGGTCAAAATCTGTTCTCTAAGTGGAACAATATCACTATTGTTTATAGAAGGTGTAGTGTTTATTTTTATACTAGATGTTCCATCAGATATAGCTAATGGTCTGAAACTATTTAATACAACCGTTCCAGTTGTATAGTCAATCGTTCCTTGATTTGTTCCACCATCTGACTGAATCAAAGATAACCATGGCTCAATCATGTCTGCATTATCATCAAGTCGTGCAGCCTTAACATATCCTAGTGAATCATCAACTAAAGAATATGTATAACCATCTGTACCAGTGAACGGAGTAGAGTGAATACTTCCCTTTTCCAGTGCATTACTAAAGTACATATTGTAAGTTGCTGGTGTGTCAAAGACAGCAGGAGTAATTCTCTGTTGATATTTAATAACTGCTTTATTATTTCTAATTGCAATATTAGTATTATCAATAGATTGAACCAACTGTGAATATCTAAACTTCTGATCAAATTTTTCTAAGTTAGTTTGAAGGTAATTCTGAATAGAAGTATTAATATTTGTTTTCAATGTAACAGAGTCAGTAAGATTAGAAACAGGATCATAATTTACAGTAACATCAATCAACAAATAAAAGAAAACAGGATCAACGATTTCAGGAATAACAGTAACAACATTTGATTTTTTTAATATAGTTCTTTTAATAGTTTCTTTTGATGCATTACTGAATGTATTATTTCCAATAGGTTTTACAGCAATAAAAACTTTTCCATACTGTACGGGTGAAGCATCCTCACCACCATAGACAACTATAGATTCTATATCTGGTCTTGCTTCTAGTACGATTGCTTTGTAATCTTCTTTGGTACAAGCTCTTCCCTGTGCCTGATATAACTTAGGTGCTTGATATTGCAATGAAGATGAAGATTGAATTGAAGCACCACCAGTTGCAGCGGTGTTTGTTGATAGTATATAATTTTCAGAATTCAATCCAGCAACTGAACCAACAGCTGTAAATGAAGATGAAAGATTTGCAGGTTCTCCGGTTGTAACAATATATTCAATGAATACAATATTTTCATGTGACAATTGTTTACCTATAGCACCATCACCAAAAGTAATTTCATACTTTCCATCTTCAACCTCTTGTAAAAAGAAAACTTTATTATGTCCTTTAATAGTTGTAACATCTAAAGAATTCCCATCATTATAGATTTCAACATTAGAATCAACAGATGAATTTTGAACAGTGACAGCAATTGTTGTAGTGTCTACATCTGAATTAGGAATAATAAATCTCTGTGTATCATCTGCACTATTTACTGTGTATGATTTACTTAGGATTTTTCCCTCAACAATTTCTACGTCAGTGGCAACATAAGTTCCAGTAGGTGAACGTGGAACAGTTGTAGTTTTGTTTGTAGTGAATGTATAGTTGACACCACTTATACTAGTAGTAAATTTTGTATCCTTTAGAATTGTTAAAGCAGTAGGTGTACCAGTAGGAGTGAAAGTAATATCAAGAGAAGCTTTAGCTGCACGTTTAGATGTCGGCATGACATTCAAATGTTTTGCATGAGATACTATAGATTCTCTTAATGATGACGAGTCTAAAAACATTTCGTTACCAAGCATATTAGCATAGTAACCCATGTAGTGAGTATTGTAAGCTAGAAGGTCAACTAACACTGACATACCACTACCCTCAAAATCATAATCCTGAAATTGTGTTTGTGCCTTAAGAAAAGATTTTAGATTGTCTTTAATCGTATCAAATTCTAAATCTGTAATTTCTAACTTTCTGGATGTTGGCATTATCTAAGCCTCTCTAAAAATAATTCTATTGTTACTGGGTCTGGAGTATTTACAACTCTAAATTCTATTGTTACATCAAATCCATTTTTATCTAAATCACCGCCAACGAAAACAGACAGGACAGTTGCTCTTGGTTCAAAGTTTGATATGCAAGTTTCAACTGCCATCTTGATATCATGTTTTGTATGGGGAGTAGCTAATTGGAAAAGATGTCTAGTCACCCCACCATCTATCGTAGGTTGGAATGGACGCTCATAACGATTAGTAAGGATTAAGTTTCTAATAGACCTTTTAACCGCCTCAACGTCTGTTTTAAATATGATATCCTTCGTAACAGGATGGGCTACAAAGTCTAAATCTAAATCAGTCCATCTTCTACTATTCGTTTTGAGTGGTTTATTGTAAATTGTAGTTGGCATTTTTCTTAACTTCTTCCTTGTATTCGTGTTTTTTCTATGTTATAATTTACTTGTCGGTTGGGTCAGATAAAGCTAGTTAATTACTTTCGTCCTTGACCTCTATATCGTTTCCAACTTCTTCTCTTATTCTTGTTCTTTGGCATACTCCTTTTAGAAGCTCCAATAGATGTTACTTTCTTCTTAGCTTCTGATCTTACTGTATTATCTCTTAGTAAAGCCATTATGTATCTCCTTTGTTATTTGCACGCTTTTCCAAATTTGTATTTCTCTTTAACTTCTGTTGATTTTAAAATCTTTTCAAATTCTTTTGACATTCCACCTAAGAATTGTGGACTAGGAGAAAATGAACCCTTATAGCGAAGTTGAAATTTTAAGATTGGTATACCACCTATATTGACTACAAAAAACATCTTTGCGGGTGGGCCTTTTCCTGTTTTCTTTTCTGCTTTTTCTACTTTTTCTATTTCAAACTCATCCAGTTCAATTTTTACTTTTTTGTTTTTTATTCCAATATTTAAATCAGCTAGTGTTTGTTGTATAAGAGGATTGTCTTTAATATTTGCAGCTGTTAAAACTCCCTTCAATTTTCCTTTGCTGACTTTACCTATTGCGGTAATTAATGCAAATCCGAAATGTTTTCCTTTAGTCACAACCTCATCTGTTTTTTCTTTTAATTCTGTTTTAAGTACGGCACTCAATAAATAACCACCTATCTTTTCTGCAACACCTTTTGAATTAACTATTTTTAATGTTTCTTGAAAAAAACCATTTTTTGCTTTAGATAAATTTCCATTTACAAATTTTCTCATAGCCCATTTTGTTTCTGGCCATTTTTTAGCGTCTAATGCAAAAAGTTCTATTACTTCTTCATTCTTTAATAAAGCTTTATTTTTTGTTGCAGTAGGTTTTGATGAAGAACATATTATTACACCATTTTTTACATCAGATATATATTGCTTATTATCAGATACTAATTTTAATTTTGCACCACCCTTTAAATCAATAAGATTTATCCAACCCTTACTACCTTTAGGATGTCTAATTTGAGTTAGAAAAGCTTTTTGATTATTATTTGGTATATTTGAACCTGCTAATGGGTTTCCTGATTTTGAAGCTGTTCTTACCAAACCACCATAAAAACCAATACGACTTTCATAAAGTTCTTCAGCAACTTTTCCTTTTCCCAAATCTTCTAATAAAGCAATAACTGATTTATTTATCATTGGAGGATTAGCTGCACTTGCTGTATTTTTTTTCTTTAACGATATTCCATAATAACAGCTTCCTTTAATCACAACCACATCTGATGAATTATAATCCTTCCAGTTTTGTGCAGTCACTTGAAGAAATTTAATTTTATTATCCCAACTACCACCAGTTAAAAATACATTACCATTTTTTACATCTGGAGTTTTTTCGTCATGTGTTGTAGTAACCCATTTATTAAAAGCTAGTGCTGTTGAATAACCATGAACTATTGCTGTTAATTTTGCGTCTTTATTTTTCTTTTTATATGCTTCTTCTAGTGTAGCTGGATTAAACCATTCTATATAATCAGCTCTTTCTCCAGCAGACATATTAATTTTAGTAGGACTTTTTATTATATCATACACCTTTTTAAGTGCTGTCATTAATTCTTTTTCACTGCTTATTTTTAATTCTCCAGCAGGTATAAGTATTGCAGCTGCTGCAGCACCTTCTGATATCTCTGCCATAACCCTAATTCCCGTCTATATATTTATAAGATTTATTCCCCATTTTTCCCTGATATCTGAAATATTTTGGGTGAGGTCAAACTCTGCTAGGTGTATATTCCGTTCTGGTCTGGTATACCCGTAAGCATATCCCCGATTGAACTCTACGATATCTGCGTCATTAAATCTGTAACCCTCTGGATAGATATACCTAGCACAGAACTCAAATAGCCATTTGACTAGGCTAGTAGTTTCTGTGCTATTTCCCATAGTGAATCCTATCACCATAGCCTCATCCCTGATATCCATACCCCTATCTAATAAGATATGGATAAGGTCATGGTTTTCTAGGTCAATAGCACCTGTAAGACTTATAGGGGAATTGGGGTTCTCTAATAACCATACGAGCCAATGAATCTCAGATTGTACTTTATAACCCTCTGAATGTTTCCATTTGTATACTGCTTTCTGCAATTTCATCGGAATCCTCGGTTTTTTATTATTTATAAGACATATCAAGTATTATAAATATATAATAAAACATTTTTATATAGGGGATTCTAATGAAAAAATTCAAACAGTTAATGTCAGAAGATAAGGAAAGTATTAATGAAGCTATCAGTATGTCCAAACTCAAACGTCTGAATTTGGTTGGCGGAGATGATTGGAGTGAATTTGTCAGAGCCATAAAGAAGATGGATGCAGACAAACCAATGACTCTCCCTGAAAAGAACATGATCTCAAAAGTATTTAATGAGTTGGTCAATACCATTGTTGATGATTCAGCGATGTTCCAGAAAGTTGTCAAGGCTAATAGAGATAAGGAATAAGATATGAAGTCATTTAAAGATTTTTTAGAAGAAGAACATTTGCAGTTACTTGAAAAAATGAAATCATATAAAGTCTATTGTGATATGGATGGAGTGCTATGTGATTTTATGAAAGGCATAATGGAGACTTTGCATATATCAAGAAAACCAAATCAAGATGAGATTGCAGAATTTTTAGCAACACTAGAAGGAAGCAGTTCAGATTGGTGGGCAGACCTTGATTGGCAACCAGGCGGTAAGAAACTTTGGAATATGCTTAGACATCTTAGAGTTGAGATATTAACAGCTTGTCCAAGTAATTGTAAGATGCAGCCGAATGTTATAAAGGGAAAAAAATTATGGTGTAAGAAACATCTTAGAATGACGCAAGGTATTAATGTAACTACGCGAAGGGGTAAAATACGTTTCGTAGCACCAACACATATTCTTATAGATGACTACAAAAGAAATTGTGACGAATGGACACGAGCTGGAGGACTTGCTATTTATCATCGCGATCCAAGGCGAACAGCGAAAGAACTTAAAGAATTAATTTTAGGATAATACATTGGAAGATTTTAAAGACTTTATTACAGAAAAAAAGGAAGATGACACATATCAACTTGTTATCCTTTCCCATGATGATCCACATGATCCAAATGAAACTGCTCCTCTTGTTCAGAAAAAAGCAAAGGAACTTGGTATAGAAGTTTTCTTAGCAGAACTCATGGGTTGTTATTTGGAAGATGGCGAAGGTGATACTAAACTTCTGTATAC